TTGAGATACTGTGGTAATAACCAGACGCTACCGATAGCCAGTCCGTAAGGCTGCCTATTTGAACTGGAGAACTCTTGTTAGCCACAGTGCCATCGCCTAGTTGGCCTTTGTCGTTATACCCCGCTCCCCAAGCAGTGCCGTCAGTTTTGAGAAAAAGCTTGAAGTAAACCCCTGCAGAGAGATCATCCCTTTTTTTACCCCAAGTAGTAAGTGCGCCCACCTGTTGAGGAGTATTGAATGAGTAAGTCGTGTTGCCTAGACCTAGTTGACCTAATTGGTTAATCCCCCAACCCCACAAAGTGCCTGTCTTAGAAACTGCTGAGACCCCACGAAAACCAAGATCAACAGAGGCCCAGTAATCTATGGCAGGTTTGATATTTTGTACTAAAACATCAGAATTTGCGGTATTTCCGTTGCCTTGAACGCCGTAGTAGTTATAACCACCAACATACAAGCCAGATTCATTTGGGCCTTCAGTCAACGGATCAAAGCCCGGCTTTATAAAATTACCTTTATCGCTACCAATAGGCATCGTATGTTCCTTACTAGCTGGCTATTATTTCATAGCTGATTGTGTAAGCAATCTTACTGGCTGTGCCGCTCTGAACTGTAATGGACTTGTCTTCTTCAAGGTAAATCGCAGTAGTCTTGTCTACGACTATTAAAGACGCATCAGCGGGAACACTTACCGTAGACACGATAGGGTAGGTAGTACCTGAGCCGTTCGCTACGCTATTAATTCCCACGGTAGTATTTACTGCGTTAGTGCCATCGACATTAGCCGCCACAATCTGGTTAATCTTATACACCAAGTTACTGCCACTGGCATTTCCTAAAAATAAATTGGATGTATTATTAGACGGGATAAGTACGTCCGCTTTTCCTAAAATACTGGTTACTGCTACTATATTGGGGTTTGACATTATGTTTCTCCTAGAATCCCATGACCATCGCAAGCGCGATGCTTAGACCTGCTGATATACCGCTTGCGGCAGGAGTGGTTGACTGCCACGTAGTGCCGTTTGATGTGAGTACGTTACCTGAAGTGCTTGGTGCAACAACCTGTACGGCGTTTGCGCCGTTTCCTAGAACAACATTGTTCGCCGTTAGCGCCGTTGCTCCTGTGCCGCCGTTAGCAACAGCTAAAGTTCCAGCAGTAGTAATTGTCCCAGACCCCGTAATTGGTCCTCCGCTGTAAGTAAGACCTGTTGATCCTCCTGCCACCTGAACAGAAGTAACCGTACCTGATCCAGACTCTGTTGGATTAGCGTTAAAGACCGCAGCTCCAGTTCCTGCACCATCTGTGATAACCATAACCTTAGAGCCATTGGCAATATTAACCGAACCGCCCGAACCTTGCTTGATCGTGATGATTTGACTGCCTGTAGTAGCGTTCTCGATCAACCACACTTTAGATACAGTGTTAGGCCCAAGCGTTACCACGCGAGTGCCCGTGAGAGAAGCTGCTGAGGTAATCTTTAAATAAAACCCACGAGTAGCGTCTGCCGTAGCGTCAGGCATAGTGAAGGTTTCATTAGCATCAGCAGACATCTGCTTAGTACCATAGCTAAAACCATCAGTAATCAGCTCAAGGTTAGTGTTGGTACTGGTCCCCCAAGTGCCATCCTCATCACCGGTGGTAATTTCTTTTAATCTTAGATTATTTACAAAAGTTGCCATAATTTATTCCTATGCTGCTGTGTCTATGTCTACCCAGTTCGGATTCTGCGATACATCTATATTAGTCCAACCACCGCGTATGATGGTCCCTACTGCACCTGTTCCAACAACCCCTATAGGAGTAATATTCGCACTACTTGTACTTGTTACGTTACCTACTGCGCCCTGAGCGGCTGGAACTCCAGTCACCTTAACAGCTACTATTGATGTGACCGTTCCTACTGAGCCAGTACCCGCTACTCCGGTCACTGCTACGTTTCTAGCGTATGCTGGGGTTACAGTTCCTACTGCTCCTGTTGCCGCTACTCCACTTGGTAGGGTAAACACGCTACCTACACTAAAAGTAACTGCACCTATTGCGCCTGTAGCACTAACTCCTGTTGGGATAATAAACTCATTTACCCCGACCGTGAAGTCTCCTATTGCACCTGTGCCTGATACTCCGGTTAGATCAAAACTTGCAACAACCCCAACTGTGCCAATTTCTCCCGTTCCAGCTACCCCGGTAGGAGTAACCAGTCCTGTATAGGAAAGGATTACAGTGCCTATGGCTCCTGTTCCAGCTACTCCTGTAGGGACGGTAACATCCCCATAAAGGAGCGTTACAGAACCCACTGCTCCAGTAGCTACAACAGAGACACCATTAGCACCCCAGCCGTCTGCGCCCCATCCCCGAGCGCCCCATGTTGCGCCTAGGTGTACAACTTTAGCGGCTTCTCCACCCCATCTGTTGAACCCCCAAGGACGTTGGCCCCATCCGCTCATAGCACTTCCCTACTTAAGCAATGCGGATAATAGCCGTCGCTGCCGCTGCTGACGGAAATTGTATTTGGAAATCACCGGAGCTTACGGTCTGATCGCCGCCAAAACTTAGTACAGCACAAGCAGAGTTAGAATCGCCTGTGTCGTAAATCAAAGCGCCCGATGTCGTGAAACTAGAAGAAGTCCACGTTACCGCACTAAAGTTAGTAATCGCAGTTGTACCGTCGGCTGTAGGTGTAACAGAAGTAAGGAACTTGCCTTGCTGTGTATATCCTGTCGCTGAGGGCAACTCGTCACTACCCATCTGGGAATAGTTGGTAGTCGCTGCACCAAATGTGCCACTGCCTGAAGCGGTAGCTTTAAAAAGTGCCATCTTGAAACGATTACTCGCCCCAGTAAAATTATGTAAACCCTTCATCAACTCGACTTTGAACGATGTGGGCATTGCTGTTGTGATTGAAAGTGCCATATTAGACCTCTAGTAGTTTCACTAATTCTGGATGCCCAGCATCCCGAAAACGATTAATTAATGTTGTGTTATTTGAAGCCACAGCCTGACGTAAATAGTTAATCATTACGGCTCTGATGTCGTCTCTAAATGCTTCTGCTTGCGCCTGTATGACAGGGTGCGAGTTATCCCCAATGGAAATGATCTCGTTTATTGCATGTTCAGCCAGCTCTTCGGGGGTAAATCCGCGCCCTGAAACTGCTGAAGTTGTTACTATTCCTAATTGTACTCCACCTACTGTGCTTAGCATAAGTTATCCTTAGTTAGGGGGGACTCGCACTACACCTGAACGATACGTATCTGTTTCTAGCCTGCCAGTTCCCATGTTCCGCAGCAGGGCCATAGCTTGCACATACAAACTCTCGTATAGTTTAACCAAGTCTGGTTCACCTTTTTGAAACCTTATTGCCTGTATTAAAGCGCCGTTAAGTAAAGCCGAATCAAACTCTGTGCCCAGATACGAAGTACCTGCTGTAACTATAGACGCTGGATACGTAGCAAAATGAATCTCTGAAGCGTAAATTGCGTTTGGCGTTGGCCCTAGTATGAATGTACCATCTCCAAAAATGCCATAATGTTTGGGTAACCCGGCTGTTGCCGCTACTGGGTAAGCCTCGCGTATAAAACTTACATCTTTGTTTATTAAGTAATGATATTCATTACTTGCGTCTATAACTGCCAACGAGTACACGTACAGCATATTGCTGGGCATCGTAAGATACTTGTTGTTAAGGGTGGTAGTACCAGTTTGGTTTCTACGCATAACAGGCAAATCCACAGTAGTGAGGATAAGCTGCTCTGCCTGTTTCGTAAACATAGCCAGTTGGTCATCCGTAAACGTCTGTTCACAAATGTCCTGTATGTTTACTTTAAGTTCGGTGTAATTCACCTACTACCCCTTACGCCATTGGACCACGGGCAATGATGCCCTTGGTAGCAGCGCCTACTCCGCGTATCTTTATGCCACTGGTTTTAACAGTGCCAGAAGATTGTGCTGGGGAGTTTACTGTAGTGCCGGGACTATAAACTTTAATTCCGGGCCACTTCTTTACTTTAATCTTATCCATTACCTACTCCTAAGTAATTACTATTGTTACTTGCCCCACATGCCCGAAAGCAAAAAGCGGGTCAACTGGCTGTATTCGTGCCCGACTCTCAGGATACCCCGTAAAGTCTGGTCTTGGATCGCGTATTGCCTGCGGGTCATTAATAGGAAATGTACCTAATAATAGCTGCGGTTGGTCAGGGTTCCAGCACTCAGGACAAGCTTTGATGCTTGTAATGGCCGCTGCTATAACCAATGGTTTTAACTGGCGCAGACGGTACTGAAAGCCACATACATCACACTCCGCTAGTGCATTTCTATTTGACGCATATCTTGCTCCCATGGCTATCTAGGCCCATACAAGCGAGGTATAAGCATCTCAGAAGTTTTCTCCCTGTCTTCCCCTGCGGCTAGTGTGTATTGCTCATCATACTGCGCTTTAAGCATATCTAAACGAGGTAGCCCTTCAGGTATTTTAGTAGCTAAATAGTAAGCTAACCCTGCTACAAGCGCTGGAAAAAACCTAAACGGCATATCTGGTGTCTCTACTCCTGCCCCGGCGTTTTGTATTCGCCTTAGTCTCCAATATCTAATTATATAATAGGGGGCTGCTGCCGTGCCGCGCTCTGGTACAGGCCACACAGTTAAAGTAGGGTTATCCCGCAGCCGGTCTATCCAACACTGAATAGGTCTGCCCTGCGTAAGTTTGTTAGGTATGGACGAGTAATTATCTACACTAATACGGTTTAAGTTGAGGTCCGTTTGCAGAGTAGTGCTACCTTGGTTGGTACGAATGACTTGCTCAATTAAATCAATAGTAGCCGCTGGAAGGTCGTACGTGGCTGTACCTTGGACTAGGTTTATAAAACCTTCTTCAATAGTCCACATATTGACCCCACGATTGGCCCATTCAATGGTCAACAAATTCATGGAGCGCCTAGCAGTTCTTAGATCGTAGCCGGAATGCAGCTCTCTTCCAGCACGTTCAAAAGCTTCTTCAGCAATTTCCGTGAACTCCATATTGAATGTAGCAACGCCTGAAGTAGTCATTATTTCTTTTTCCTTTTAAGCGCAGCTACTCGTTTAGGTTTGCCAGCCGGTTGCCCCAAGCGTTTCTTTTGCGCTATACGAGACTTCTTCTCTGCCGCCGTCATTTCACCAGAAGTTTTAGGGGTCTTACTGGAAACGCGCTTCTTTGGTCGGCAGTAAGGCGTTCCTCTTTTTTCTCCTTTCTTACGTCCACAAGGTTTTCCGGTGCGAACGTCTACCCACTCTTCCTTGAACCAACGCTTTAAGGCTGCGCCTTTGGCGGTTTTACGAACGGCCACTAGCTTTCTTCTTTCGGCATTTAGCTATAGCACCGGAGGCATAGGCGGAAGGAAAGACTTTATACGATGCCTTTACTTTGCGGTAACAATCATCTTTGGTTGTACCGCCCTCCTTAAAAGTAATGGGTTTCATCTTACCCATGCCCCGACACTTCAGCACTACTTAGCTGCTTTTTTCTTAGCTGCCGCCGCTTTCTTAGCTGCTGCCGCTGCTGCTTCTTCTGCTGTGGGTACACCCCATAGTCCAGTTTCCATAGTATTTCTCCTTATCTATTAATATTTTAAACCATACCGCCGCGTGTAAACCCACGTTGCAAAATTGGGCCGTCACCCCGTCTTCCTTTCTTTACCTTACCGCCGGAATTCATCATGGTAGAAGCGCCAGAATACGCGCCTTTACCCATAGCTTTTTCCATGCCTTTACTTTCATTACGACGCGCAGCCATGCCTTGAGATTTCGCCCCGTTTCTAGCAC